CGCTACTCAGGCCGCAGACAACATCACGATTACCGGTGGATCGATCTCCGGAGTGTCTTTCAGCGGCACGTTTACCGGTATCACCTCAGTCACATCCGACGCGTTCCACACCTCCGCGGCTGCGGCCGGACTGACGCTGAGCAACAACGATCTTCTGGCCGACGGCACCGACACCGACATCAGTATCGATGTCACGCCCAAGGGGACGGGCGCGGTGAACTTCGGCGGGAAGTTCGGCTACCCGACCGGTACTGGTGGCGCCGTAACACAGCTCACGAGCCGCACCACAGGTGTGACCCTCAACAAGTTGTCCGGCCAAATCACCCTCGTCGCCGGATCTCTCGCGGGCCACGAGGCTGATGAGTTCACCCTGACCAACAGTTTTATCGCGGCGACAGATGTGGTCCTCGTGAACATCACGTCGGGTGCGGCGGCCGCCACACGGAAGTACTACACCGTAGGGGTCACAAGCGTCAGCGCTGGGTCTTGTACAATCTCCATTGGGAATAATGACAACGGTGCAGTGCCTGCGACCGGCACCGACACGCTGGTCCTCAGCTTTGTTGTTATCAAAGGAGTCGCAAGCTGATGGCTAAAGACCCTCGCCTCGAACGCGCCGGAGTCAGCGGGTACAACAAGCCCAAGCGGACACCCAACCATCCGACCAAGAGTCATGTCGTTGTCGCCAAGCAGGGCGATCAGGTGAAGACCATCCGGTTCGGTGAGCAGGGCGCGAAGACAGCGGGCAAGCCCAAGGCCGGTGAGTCCGAGAAGATGAAGAAGAAGCGTGCTTCCTTCAAGGCCCGGCACGGTAAGAACATCGCCAAAGGCAAGATGTCGGCGGCATTTTGGGCAGACAAAGTTAAGTGGATGTACCCGTGGCAGTGAAGAAGGGTAGCCCCAAGCCGACGAACCCCTCGCTCTGGTCTCGCGTAAAGGCGGAGGCCAAGAAGAAGTTCGACGTATATCCAAGCGCTTATGCCAATGCGTGGGCGTCGAAGGAATACAAGAAGCGCGGTGGCGGCTGGCGCGGCCCGGACAACCGGGTGAAGAGATGAGCAGGGGCGGGCTCGGCAAGTGGTTCGGGGAGAAGTGGGTCGATGTGAAGACCGGCAAACCCTGCGGCCGCTCTGGGTCCGAGAAGAAGTCTCGCTCCTACCCGGCCTGTCGCCCCGCCGCGGCGGCCAAGAAGATGACCGCTGGTGAGAAGCGGTCGATGACGACCAAGAAGACGGGTCCGGCGCGCAAGTCGTGGCCAGTCACACCGTCTGGTAAACGGAGATCGAAATGACCAAGATGTACCTGCGCAACAAGAAGGACGGCTTTATCTACGGGTGGAACGAAATCCTCGCCAAGAACCCTCTTTGCGAGCCGGTGACCGAGGAGGAAGCGTACCCAGAACGCTTCGTCAAGCCGGAGCAGGTGGAGAAGGTCAAGAAGACCCGGGCGCGGCGCAAGACCAAAGCACTCGATCTGTCCACCGAGGACACCCAAGAAGCGCCTGAACGGGTCGCCCCGGAGATCGAGGCCGACGCATCGAGGGATCTGCCCGAATGACACCTGCTGACGTCATCGCCGAGGTTCGTCGCCTTATCAGCGACACGCGCACTCCGCAGCGTTATACCGACACTGTACTCTTGGGGTTTGTCAACCAAGCCTTGAAGCGTATGGCTATGGGTAGACCGGATCTGTTCTTGCAGCTTGGCGACGTCAGCACGACACCGAATACCACTGTCCAGACGATGCCTGCCGACTCTATCCGGCTCGTGGAGATCTTCTCTGTCACAGGGGGCAACACCATTACCGAGGTGGATCGTGAGGTGTTCGATCAGACGTACCCCGGCTGGCGTAGTGAGGCGGCCGGTACGCCGGTGAACTTCATGCGCCATGTGCGTAATCCGAACGTGTATTTCCTCTACCCCGCGCCGACTGCAGGTGTTATACTCACGGCAGAATACGCCAAGGTACCGACAGATTACGCGTTGGGCGATACGATCACGGCACCGATTGATGCGTACTTCCCCACGCTTGTAGACGGTGCCGTGTACCTCGCTGAGTCCATCGATGACGAGCATGTGAACTCGGGGCGCGCGAAACTGTTCTTCGAGTCGTTCACTCAGGGTATGGGACTCTCACTGGGTTCCCGGGAGTTGACAGACAATGACGATGCCGGGCTGGATCCAAGGAGCATAAGCTAGTGGCGGACCGCACCTTCGCATCACTGGTTCCTCGGTTGAACCCGAGCGTACCCGGCTGTCCTCAGCAGACGATGATCCAGTACATCCGGGATGCGGCGATCCGCGTGTGTGAGCGCACGCTCATATGGCGCTATGTCCAGCCGACGTTTGCGCTACTACCCGGTGTCCATGAGTATGCCTACGACAAGCCAGCGAACACAGAAGTGCATGTGTTGTTCGACGCGCTGGTCAACGACCGCCCGCTCGACCGGCTTACGCTTGAACAGGCCTTGTACCAGTTCCCCGACTGGGCTGACCCGTACAGCGGGCAGGACCTTGCCACGCTCTGGGAAGAGATTCCGGAGAATAGCCTGAATACCGCCGAGTTCAACACGGAGGAGTTCAACTCCGGCTCGGCCTTCGTCCTACCTGACGGCGCCCTCGCGGAGGCATCTTCACCCCGCGCGGTCACGCAGCTGACTTCGGACAAGTACATCGTCCTGCCTGCCCCGGATGACGACAAGGTCTATAACATGCGCATGGTGTACGCGCTGAAGCCCACGCGGGCGGCCGACGGTATGGCAGAGCACATCTTCAACGAGCTCGAAGAAGCCATCCTGCACAGCGCGCTACAGTATCTGCTTGTCCTGCCGAAGGTCACTTGGTCGGACCGTGAGCTGGCGGCATACCACGCCAAGCAGTTCATTCGCGAGATGACGGAGCGCCGGGCGCGTGCTAATCTCGGCAACATGCGGGGTACCATGCGTGCCACCGCCCCCAGATTTGCATGAGGGGACCATGGGGCTGAAGTTCTCGAACAATGCTACGACGACCTTGGCCGATGCGGTGAGCAGCACCGCAACGTCTTTCTCTGTGGCCGCGGGGACTGGAGGACTGTTCCCCGAGCTCGGGGTCGGCGACTACTTCTACGCGACCCTGCAGGATGTCAGCGGGAACATGGAGATCGTCAAGGTCACCGGCCGCACAGACGACGCATTCACCGTGACGCGGGCGCAGGAAGGTACGCTGGCGATCCCGTTTCTTGCCACTAGCCGGGTCGAGCTGCGCATGACCGCAGCTGCGCTCCAAGAGATCGTGGACGCATTGGCCCCGTGAGGATAGCATGACGATTGTACTGAAGAATAACGTATCCAGCACGCTCGCCACGCCGATCTCCGCGTCCGATACGGGCATGGTCGTTGTCGATGGGGACCAGTTCCCGACGCTCACAGGGGCGGAGTACTTCTACGCCACGCTCATGTCTCCCGCGGGTACGACCGAGATCGTCAAGGTGACTGCGAGAGTCGCGAACGCCATGACCATCGTCCGGGCGCAGGACGGTACGTCTGCGGCCAGCTTCACTTCTGGCGCCCTCGTAGAGATGCGCGTCACTGCAGCTTCCGTGCTGGATAGTGCGAGCGAGTACTCCACTGCGGCCGCGATCTCCATCGCTGATGCCGGCGGGTACTACACCGGTACGAACGTCGAGGCTGCGCTGCAGGAGGCCGCACAGGCCGGCACGACGCAGATCACGGACGCCGCTGGGTACTACACCGGTACGAACGTCGAGGCTGCGCTGCAGGAGGCCGCACAGGCCGGCACGACGCAGATCACAGATGCCGGCGGGTACTACACCGGTACGAACGTCGAGGCTGCGCTGCAGGAGGCGGGGCTCGCACAGAGCACGGCGTATACGTTCCGCACCATCAGTGTCGCCGGGCAGGATGACGTGGTGGCCGATGCTGTCGCTGACACCCTGACGCTTGCCGCCGGCACGAACATCGCGATTACGACCACCGCGGGCACGGACACTGTGACGGTGAACTGGGTGCCGGACGGCGAGAAGGTGTTTGCGACACAGGCCGAGGCCCAAGCCTACGACGGGTTTACCAGCCCCGCGGCGGCGCCCGACACCATCTTCCTCGGCGGGTTCTTGAACGCGGGGGAGTTCGGGTACGCCAAGGCGTACCGCAAGGTGGCTGTTGCGCCGGGCCACGGGGGACAGGTTACGATTTCTACTGCCGACGGCGATGGTAACACCGATACTGTCTACTACGAGCCCGATACCTCTGGCTGGGTCACGCCGCGCATGTACGGATCCGGGAACAACGACACGAGTGCTTACGATATTGGGGCCAGTGACGACGGTATGGACGGGGTCCTCGATGCCCTGACCTATGGTACACGCGTTGATCTCGGGCGGGACCAGACGTTTGTCGGCGCAAAGACCTACACGATCTTCCAAAAGAATAGCCTACAGGTCCGCGGGGAGCGGATCCAGTTCTACGCTTCGGGCACCCGCATTGTCGGTACCAAGGGCGCATTCCTGTGGTTCCTTTATATTGATTTCTTGGATTGGGATGTCGACTGCGACATATACTTGCGGCGGGATCCGTCTGAGGCAGGGCGCTATTCGGGGGGTCTTATTACCCGGGCAAAAAGTATCTACAGCAAGACTATTATCAAGCGCACGCGTGTCCATGGGCCGAATTACAACTCTGCCGGTCCATGGAGTAGTTTAGACGACCCTTACTCCTCCGCGGCCACTTGGTGTTCTATCGGTATCGGTTGTGAAGGGTGGTTCAACAGCAGTGGCCAAGGCCCCTACGAGTACCAACTCCTCCATATCGAGGACTGCGCTGTCTATGACGTCATTCGGTCCATCACGACGACGAACACAGACCCGTTCTTTTGGGATGCCCTCAGCGGGGCCGGCATCTATGCGGCGATGACGACAGGCTTCTGGTTGGGTCAGGCCTTCCGGACGCGCCTGATCAATAGCAAGGTGGATGGCGTATTTCTCGGGACTACTACCAGCGCCGCGCCACCGAGCGCGGCCGATGCGGACTGTGTCGTCTACAAGACGCGATCGGTGCCGAACTACAGTATCAGCGGGGCTAACTTTGCGTATTACCCCGGCGAGTTTATCATGGAGGGCTGTGACATCCGCAATGGGCAAGGCCGGCTTGTGAAGACCCAAGCTGCAGGCCCCATGGTCATCCGGAACAACTATTTTGCTATTGATCGCACCACCATATTGTCGAGTGACGGGTTCGTTTTCCCACTTATTTCGGCTGGTGGCGGCGCTTGGTATGCTATCGACTGCCAAGACGAGCCGGCCATCATCGAGAAGAACCAGTTCTACTTCCGCACCAAAATCGCGGATCAGAGT